GTCGCGGCATCTCGGATAAGGTCAAGAGATGTCCCGGCGAGTTTTTCGTCCACGGCAGGCACGATACACAGCATCTTGTAGCCCGTTGGTATAGGCAAGGCGGACCCTTTGTCGCCGTCCTCATCAGGTTTATCTAGGGGCTGGATGTGTTTGGGTAAGGTAATACCCGGCGGTAAAAGAATTTCACTCATCTGATTGCTCTACTTTCTTTGCAAGGTCGAGTAAATAACGCTCTGCGAGAGCCAGACCCTGAATGGTTCCGCAGAGTTTTTGATATTCCTCAAATGAGCGACATGCTCCGCTGGCGGCGTCGTCAGCGTAGTTGTTCATGTCTTTGCGTATTTGTTCGCGCAATACGCGTGCGAAGTCTTGGATCATTATTTAGCCGGACCTTTCGGTGGTTGGTTTCTCTGTGTCGCCTGTTGGCGACTCTTTGCGATGTCGATGCCCATGCGGACACCTTCTCGTTCTTGGTCGGACTGCAATTTCTTCTCGGCTTGCGTGGCCTGCTGGCCCGCCTTGAATCCGTCCAACTCCATCTTTGCAGCCAACGCTCTTTCTTTGAGTTCCAACTCGTCTGCACGAGCTGCTGCGTCCACAGCAATCTTCTTCTCTTTGAGCGCAACTTCTTGTTGCTTGATCTGCATGTCCTGCTGCTGAAGCTGGAGCACGGGGTCTTGGGCTTGCTGCTGCGCCTGCTGCTGGGCTTGCTGCGCTTGGCTCTGTTGGAGAACCTGCTGCGCGGCCTGCGCCATCATGGCGGACAAGGCCACCTCGATCTGCGGCGGGAGCTTCTCGTCTTCCGGTGGCAGGGGCAGGCCGAGCTGCTGCTCAATCTTCTGACGGTACGCAAAGCCGACGTGCTCTGCCACGTGCGCCATCATGGCCGCTTGGATCATCGGTGCCTTGGGGTTCTGGCCAATCAACTGCATGATGGTCGGGTCTTGCATCGCAGACATGTGTACCTTGATGTGTGACTCGTGGTCTTGGTACAGGAACGCTTTGACCGGCTCGCTTTTGAGCACCATCATGTTCTCGGACACCGGGTCTCTTGGCTTCTGGTCGTCTGGCAGCGGCACGAGCCTGTCGGCGTTCTTGATACCCAGCACCTCCAGCATGTTGCGGTGCAGAAGTGGCAGGTCATAAATCTCGGGAGCCATCTGCGCCATCTGGATGACGGCTTGGTACTGGACGACCCTTTGTGACATTGTTGCCGCGTTGGGGTCCGACACAGGGATGATGTCTACGTGGTTGTAGTCTTCTACCTTGGCCCTGCGGCCACCACGGTCTGGCTCGTAGTCGTACGCTGGGTCTGTGTAGTCGCGGATGAGCCCGGCCAACAGGTGCAACTCTTGTTTGAACGCGTAGTGCATACGCGCCTGCACAGCCGACATCACCTTGAGCTGGCGCTCCAGCAGAGCCAGAGTTGTGCCCACCGGGGCGTTGGCCGACATGTCGGCAACCTTCATGTCCGCAGTAGCTGCAAAGCGGCGACCTTCTTCAACGATGGTGCCCAGCAACTGGAACAGCACCATCGACGGCTCTTTATATGGCAGGGGCAGGATGTTGTCCCGCAGTGCGCCGGAGCCAATGTCTACGTCTCGGAACTCGCCGGGGGCAATCGGAGTGTCATCACCCTTAATCCGAAGTCCGCGAGACTTGAGGCCCCCGGGTAAATTCGATAGTGTCCCGGAGTCCACGAGCTGGCGCATGATGCTGGTGGCCGACTTAGCAAATCCCCCAATGAGGTGGAAGAGGCCGAAGCCATACGCACCGAAGCCGGGTATGTATTGGTAGTGAACGAAGTGCTGGCGTTTGAGGTGCAGCTCGTCATCTTCACGCCAATTGCGTCGAATGGACAATACATCGTTGGTCCCCTTGATGATTGTAATTACGTATGGCAGCGCGATGCCTGTGGGCTCGCCATCGTCGTCTAAATCTTCAAAGCCCTTGAGGTCCAAGTCAACGTGGCACTCCAGCAGGATGTAGCGGTCGTCGTTCAGATCACTGAAGCCGGTCTCTTTGTCCTTGGCTTTCTCAATGTTGGTCTGCTCGCGTGTGGGGTCGCCCAGCTCGATGTCACGGTAAAAGCCCGCCTTCTGGAGCTTGATGATGTCGTTTTTGGTCTTGCGCATGACGTGTGTCAGGCGGTAGCAAGTGTCCATGTCCGTGGTGCCGTACGGCAGGAGAATGTCTTCTGCGGGCACAAACATCGACACCTGACGCCCCAGATTGGGGTCGTAATACACCTTCTTGAACGCCGAGCCTGTGGCTGGCAGCGACCACAACATGCGCTCGTGCTCTGGCCGGAACTCTTTCATCACGTCCGTCAACTCGTAGTTCATGTCGGCCTCAACGCGCCGCGCAGCTTGCTGCTTCTCGGGAGTCTCTTTGCCAATGATCTTTGTGCGCACAGGCCCTTGGGCGGGGAACGACTCCGTGATTGCCTCTGACTGGAACCTGACCACGGCCTCGGTAATCATCGGGTGGAACACGCCGCACGCCCCGTTCCAAGGCTCTGTGCGCTCTTCGATCTGCAAGCCCAGCAGTTTCAAGCCTTCTGTGTAAGCTTTCTCCCACTCCTTGCGTGAGTTGCGGTCGTTGTCAATGTCTTCAGCCAAGTCACCTGCCATCGACGCAATAGCGCTCTCGCCCATTTCTTCGGCCAGATTGGCGTCAAAGTCGTTCTCCGCCTCAACCTTGGCCAACTCGATGGCAAACCCCGGACCTTTGATACTCACTTCCTCGGGATCAACAATCTCAATCTCAATGGCCTCTTCAGCTTCCCCCAACGCGTCAATGCCTTGTGGCTGTCGAAAGAGTGCTTTGTCGATGTTTGTTGCCATGTTGATCCTTAATAGTAAGCGGCTACGCGCCCACGGTAAATCTTGTCGTCTTTCTCGTCCGAGTCCAGCGATATGAACCCGCCCTGCCTGAAGCGCAGCAGCGCCTGACTGGTCGTGTCCACGTAGTCGTCATTCTCGCCTACTGGGAACGCGGCCACTTCCTCAATGACTTCGCGTGCCCAGCGGGTATCCGGTGCCCAGATAATTCCCGAGGTGAATAAGTCCGCAATCGCGTTGACCCGCACCATCTTATCGTTTCCCCGGCTCGGCGTAAACTCCTGCACGGGTATGCCCATCGCCCGCAGCTCTTGTATCAGCGGCCCACCAGCGGCTTTCTTCTCCACGATGAACGCGTCGGGCTCCCACTCTTTCCAGTGTTTGAACGCAACGGCCTTTAACTCTGGGAACGCCATGCGTTCCTTGAACGCGTCCAGCAATATGACCTGCGCGGCGCTGTTTTCGTTCTCGTTGTACCAAACTCCCCAAGTTGTACAAGCCGAATAGTCGGATGTGCTCTTGGTCTCGTGGGCCGTGTCCCAGCTCTGAATGATGTACTCGCACTTGGGCGGCTCGTCGTCTGTCCAGATTCTCCAGCTCTTCCTGCTGATAATGGCCGACACATCCGAAGTGGGCTGCTGCATGTACTGCGCGTTCCAATATCTCGGGTCCATCGACGACTTGGCAGACAGCAGCGAAGCCAGCGGCCACTGCTCTGGCCAGAGTGATTTCTCGTTTTCCGTGCCTTCGTTGAGGATGGCTGGCAGCTCTACGATCTCCCAGTGCGGGGAGTTCGGGTTTTTTACTTGGTAGTCGATTAGCCGCCCGGTCAAATCCAGCGGGCCCCAGCGGGTCATCACCACAATGATCGCGCCATTGGGCATCAAGCGTTGCAGAGGGCCAGTCTGGAACCACGACCACGCCGTGTCAAACGCTAGACGACTGTTGGCTTTAACGTCCTGCTCCGAGTGCGGGTCGTCGATCAGGAACAGATCCGCACCCCGTCCGGCCAAGGCTCCGCCTACACCAGCGGCGTAGTATTGTCCCCCTGTGTCAGTGCTCCATTTGCCTGAAGCCTTCTGATCTTGCGCCAACTTGGTGCCCGGAAACACGGTGTTGAAGTCCTCGTCCTCCAGCAGATTCCTGACCCTGCGGCCAAAGTCTTCCGACAGAGACGCGGTGTGCGTGCCCATGATGATCTTCTTATTAGGGTAATTACCTAGAAAGTAAGCGGGGAACAGGTAGCTCGAAAACTCAGACTTACCCATACGCGGGGCGATGTTGATGATGACGCGTTTCTTTTTGCCGTCAATCACGTCTTGGAAAATCTTGGACAGCTTGCGGTGGTGGGGCCCAACCTTGAAGCCGGGGTACACCTTCTTGGCAAAGTCAATCATGTTAAGGCGCGAGTTGTAGAGCGCATAACGCCTTTCACGCTCCTCAAACACCTCCAGCATCTCCATCAGCTCTTGCTTGGCCGCTTTGGTCATCGTCGGCAACGCTGCGCGTATGGCCTTGACCTCTTCCGGTTTCAAATTGAGCGCGTCAAGATTCATCGTCAGTGGGGGCTGGAGGTTCTTCAGGTGTTAGTAAGTGCTCACTCAGGTCTGGCTGGCTTGGCTCAACGTCCGTGATGTCCGCAGTGGTTTCGCCAACTGTTATGTCCACATCTATGACGTTGAGCAGCTTGTCGAGCTTGTCTTGGAGCTTCTGGTCAATCTCGGCGTCCGTCAGATCAGTCTTCTTGACCTCAAGCCTGTCCGTGAACAGCGCCACTTCCGTCACGCGCCCAAGCATCTCGATGGCTTTGAGCCTGATCCGAGCGTCGGGGTGGTTGGTTTCCTCAATGATCTTGGCGACCGCCATGCCGCGCATCTGCTTGGCCTGCTCCACAAACTCCCAGTCATACGCAGACAGTAGTGTCACCAAATGCCTGACAGACTCCGGCGTCTTGAGCAGTGTCAACTGGTTTTTGGTCTCAGCGGGGGTCGCGTTGTTGGCCAGCGCTGCGAAAACGGTGCGTGCGGCCTTGGCTTCGGCCTCTTGCAGAATCTTTTGGTCGTCTTCAACGCCCAGTTTTTCCAACCACTTGGTCGTATTGACCTGTGCATTGAGTATTTGGTCGGGCGTTGCCCTGTCCAACCCAGACACATCCTTGCCGGTGGCCTCAACCACTGGCGGCTCAAAATCTAACAAGTGATCTAACATGCGCGTAGTACCTTGCGGACTCGGAGCCTTTAATGTACACTACTTTTTGAGTGGTGTCTGCGTTTTCGTAGTCATTACTTCTCCTTGATGTACGCAAATACATCTTTACCCGGCTTGTCCGGGTATTTTTTTGTCTGTGCATGTCTAACATTAGACAGAGTTTTGTACAAATTTTGCAAAATTTTGTGGGGGGTGGGCATTTATTTACCGAGGGGGTGTGTTTGAGGTAACTGTAAACTTTAGTGTTTGTTTGGATTTTTGCTGCGTTTGACAAAAATGGGGATTATCGGAGGGGAATAGTGTTCATGTGGCACAGCTACCCCGCTCTGTAGCAGGCTTGGTGGGGGGTGGGTGGGGTTAACCGGTAGCCATTTCTCCCCTGTGAGTGCTTCGGTGCTACCCCTCATAGTACAATAGAGTTAGCGGTTAGGGGAACTTAACCGCATCAACCCGGGGAGGAATCTCCCCAACCTTAGAGGAAACGAAACCATGCCTTCAATCACAATCAACCTTTCCGAGTTTGCCCTTGGCCTTGGAGCTTCTGACCGGATGACGCTTGACGCATCCCTGCCTTTCCACAAGGCGTACCACAAGGCGGACGCCGAGGGGCAAGCGGCCATGCAGTTGGACTTCGTGACATCGTATGTACAGGGCAACCTGAAGACGACACCGGAGAAAGCGGCCAAGATCGTGGCACTCAAGCGGGTGGAGCGGAACGCCACGGATGAGAAGGCCGTCAATGCGGCAGGGGCTAAGTTCCGGTATCACATCGTTCGGGCAGAGGGCAGTTCACGGGGCGAGGTTGACCTGCTGGCCAAGGCCGTGGCCGCATACGCAAAGTTGACCGCCGCTCAGAAGCGCAAGTTCTTGTCGCAAATCTGATTCTGGGGAGATTTCTCCCCGAGTTTCTGTCAACCGGTACAGGCGTGAGGCTTGGCCGGTGTTCTTTTCTTTGTCAATCGCCGCCATCGTGCGGCATTTTTATTGGAGATATGACTATGACCAAAAACGAATTCCTCGCCTTGTGCCTTGAGCACTGCGTAGACCCGAGTCTCGCACTTGAAAACCCTGCCATTGTTGAAGCGCTCAAAGCCCGAGACGCCCAAGCGGTAGCAACCATCCTCACCAACGAATTCTGAAAGGCAAACCATGTACACCTACAACCTACGAGAGCGCTCATGGTTTGACGCCATGATCGAAGCCCGCAACGAAGCTCGTCCCTACTCTTGGATTTAACCATGTACAAAACCGACCTGTTCACCCGCCTGACCAACCGCTATGCGGACGGATGGCGACATCTCGACCAAGAAGAGTTCACCGGCACTGTCAAGGTGCTAGGTGTTACCCGCCAGACCGAGGGCGAGGGCTATGACGATGGCGGGTCATACCGCTACCGAGTGGTCGCACCCTCGGCGCTCAAGGGCAAAGACCTGACTCGTGCCATCGGGCAGAGTCTCGGCGGCAGTGGATGCCGTCACGAGTACGACTGCTGTGGATGCGCCACCCATCGGGCGAGCGTCAAGCGGGTCAGCCCCCGTGAATACGCAGTGCGCGTCCGTGTCAGCTACAACTACTGAGTCGGGGAGATTTCTCCCCAAGCAATCCGGTCAGCAGTCTGCCGTTCTCAGACTGCGCTTCAAGGAGTTAAAAATGAAACAGTACATCAAACATGTCGGCACGATCTCCCTCCCATGCGGGGACTTTGATTTGTTCGACCACTACTTCAACAACAGTCGCAACTACAAGATCACATCGGTCGTCCCCGTGGGTAGCCTGACCCGTAGCGGGGAGTCCTTCACCGACAACCGCGCATTCGAGCGCTGGCTTGAGCGCAACATGGCCCCAGTGCAAAGGGCTTTGTTCTGATCTTGGGGAGGTTTCTCCCCAGTCGGTATGAAAGTGAGATAAGACTCGGTACGGAAATGAGATAAGACTAAGTGTCCAGACCGTCCCTTCTTATCGCACTTTGTGCTAAGCACCCAGTACAGCGGCAACCCGCATGGATGCTAGGTTCTGGGGGGTAAGTGTCCGCACCCTCTATCTAAATCTTTATATATAATATATATTAGAGAGTGTGTATATGTGTTCGCTCTTTCTTTTGTCTTTGCTTTTACGCTTTGGCTATGGCTAGTTGTTTGTTAGATAGCATGTTGGACACTTTTTCAAAAAACCTAGCATTCATGCGGCCTGCGGGGTGTCCAGACGCTTAGCACAACATGCGATACAATTCCCACTCTGTCCAAACCTCGGTATGAAAAGGAGATATGACTATGGATTTCCCAAAATCCTACCTGCGAATGAGCGAACGCACGCTACGCAAACACCTTGCAAAACGCAAACTTCCCTTGGGGTACGCTGAGAACCTCATATCTCAGGTGATGTACGAGAGGCACAAGAAGTTCGCTCATCTCGCCCGAGATACGCAACACGCCCGACTTTGGGGTGACCTGCTCGCTCCGGCCAAGGCCGAGCGCCGCATCGTGCAGAGAATGTTGAGTTTAGATTTAGCCAATAACAGCCCCGAACGCACCCTTGCACTACAGGCTTATCTCATGGTGCTTGACGCCATCATCGGGCGGCTCACGCTCAAGGCCAACACAGCGGAGGCCACGCCAAGGCAAGTGGCCGAGGGGACAAATGTCCCCAACAAAGGCGAGCATTGGGTGGACTGGATGCCGCCCAAGAAGATAGCGCTCATCAAGGAGTACTTCGCCCAGATACCCTACACCAAGGGGGTGCGGCAAAAGACCCCGTTCGAGCGCCGATGGCCTACGACACAGCACGCCATACATAAGCGCCGCCTGATTGAGCGCACCGACAAGGAGCTGGCCATCCTTGAGCGCCGCATGGCCGTAGAGCTTGCCGATGCTAAGTTGACGGACACCAATGTCTTCAAGCAACAAGAGATCAACGACATGCGCATCCAGATCAGCAAGATGCAAGCGGCCATGCACACCATCAAGCTACTGCGCCCGACCGACCTCGTGCCGGTGACTTGGCATGGCATCGACCTGCCGGACTGACGGGTGTCTATCGGCTCGGGGACATTTGTCCCCAGATTTACCGGTTAGCGGTCTGCCGCCTCAGACCGCACTCGCAAGGAGAAAAGAAATGAGCAAGTACTGGTTTTTAAGAATGGGCATGGACACTATTGAGGAAGCCCTGCGTTTTACCAACAAGCGGGACGCAATCGCTGAGTACAAGCGTGTAGCCGAAGAGTTGGCTCGCTATGGACAGGCGATAGATGCATCGCTACACACAGCGCCAAGCCGTGCCGAGGTTGTCGAGTACCCCGACTTCGTGCTGTCTCTGAACGAGAACGGAAGGGTTGTGACCGAACAAGCGTGACGAGGGTCACAGTGACCCGATTTTTACCGGTTAGCGGTCTGCCGTCTCAGACCGCACTTTAAGGAGAAGACAAATGGCACATATGGTTCAAGAAAACGGCAAGTGGATTCTGCGTGATGACTGGAGCGTGGAGGATGTAGTCAATGTGATTGCGTGTAACGAAATAGAGGGGACGGAGGGCTTCACAGAGGAGGACTGCGTGAGGGTGCTTGAGCTTGTTGCTAAAGCGTTCGATTGCAATGTAGGCATCACATGGGATGTCGTAGACGCCGCAGTGCGGCAACACTTAGGAGAAAGCAAATGAAAGCATGGAAAGGCGTAGTAATAACTACATATCAGGAAGTACTCACAGTACTGGCTGACACGAAAGAGAAAGCCGAGTTGCTTATGTACGACCGCGCAAACCCAATCGGGGATGGTGTAAGCGGTGAGACGGAAGTGCATGACTTAAAAGAAATAGGAGTCAGTGTTCTCAACGAGGACGGCATTGATGAGAATTACGAGCAAGAAGTGCTTGACATAGAGGAGGAGTAAGCAAATGAAAACATCTGAACTGACAGGCGCTGCCCTTGACTGGGCAGTGGCGAAATGCATGGGGCATCGTGTGGCAGAGAATTACGGGTCGTACATCCGCATATATCTGCCCGACCCAAAACAAGCAGGGTACACATTGGCGTTCTGCCCATCAACCGACTGGGCACAAGGTGGGCCGATCATTGAGCGTGAGGGGGTAAGCACTGTGCAACAAGGGGATGCCGCCGAATGGGTTGCGTCTGTTTATGACCACAGCGCAGAAGATTGGCGCTTGCACACCACTGGCCCAACCCCACTGATCGCAGCCATGCGCTGCTATGTGGCCAGCAAGATGGGCGATGAGATCGAGATACCAACAGAATTAACCAAAGGAGAAGACAAATGAAAGAGCACCACATGCCAGAGAGCACCCACTTCTACGCATCCAGCGTAGCGGCATGGGTAACGACAACACCGGAGCGTGACCTGCGCCAACTCATCAAGCACATGGAGAGGGACGGGTTCAGCTACAACCTGTTCCTTGTGCCACTGCCGCACACCGCCAACTACGAGATCAAGATGTACCAACCCCAAGTCGAGGGCACGCAGTGGCTCGGCTTTTTTGAAACCACGAAAGGAAAGAAGAAATGAAACAAGCCGACTTTAAGAGGCTTGAGGCCATGCTTGGCCGAGCCTACACGCTGGCCTCACAGGTGATTAACGGAGACGAGGCCGACAGCACACTGGCCGAGGAGGTATCGGGAGAGTGCTCTGAGTTGTTAGCGCTTGTGTACGGCGACATGGGCGCGTTCGGCCAACCGGAATTGATTGACCCCGAGTTGCTGGCCTTGGCCAGCGCATTACAACCACAGGAGAAGTGAAATGACAGCAATGCACTTAGACCACGACATGCGGCTACAAGCCGCCCGATGTATGGAGCGTGAGGGAGGTAGCTTCGCAGGGCATATCGCCCGAGCCTACTATGTGGCCGACACGCAGAACGCAGAGGCGCTGTTGAGGGCGTTCGATAACCTGTTCGTTAAGTTCTACGCGGAGCACTGCCGCAACGAGCGCATGAAAGAAGGGGAGATCGTAACGCTCAGAGAACAGTACGAGAGACAGCAGCAAGAACAAGGAGAAGGCAAGTGAGTAAGTGGACACGGGTCAATGAAGACGGCGAGTATGTTGACTTCGACAGGGAGTTGTACTCGATGCCCGATGAGGGCAACACAAGCGTGGACATGCGGCTGACATTCAATGTCGAGACACGCACATGCTATTACACGATCAGCTTGCACAACAATGACGGCAACACTCGGGACTGGGAGAAAGACCACCGACTGCCGTGGGCTGTTGGCATTGCGATGTTGGGCAACGATGTTGATATACCGGAGGGATGGAAATGACAAAGTATGAAGTGGTATTCAGACGCACGAGTTTCGTGTCTATCTACATCGAGGCCAAGTCTGAGGACGATGCCGAACAGAAAGCGTGGGACGAGTTCGACTTGAAGAACGGGTACTTCGAGGTAGGCAACGCCGACTGGAGTATCGAAAGAATTGGGGAGGAACTGGAATGACCATGCTAACCA